GCAATTCTAGACATACTTGGACATGAAAATGGTAGCGAGTTTTTACAAGCTCACTATCAAGAATCATTTGCAATTGAAAATTAAGATGAAGCTAGCAGGAAACTACTGAAACTCTCATCAGACGAGAAGTACATCCAGACAGTGATTCTCTGAATCATTATTGCTTGGTCTGGAAATATTTCATAATTACTCTATTGGGTGCTGGATCATTAAAATGATGTCTGCTGCAGAATAGTATTGTTCTGGAGTGGATGCACATGAACCTGAAATCACGGAATATACAGTGAAATTCCAAAGATGGATCAGAGATTTGAGAGAATCTGCAGAGAAAACTGAAAGCAAGAAAGAACTCTAGAGTACTGGATGGAGTGCTATCCATGTGTGGAAGACTACATCGACATTCTTGGATGTAGAGGAAGATGGGAACAGGCCCATAAAACAGAAGGGTGGATAATCCAAGAAGGAAAGAGCACTAAATTCTCAAAATAGAGCCTGGCTTGCTAGTGAAAATAGCTGTATCCAAAGAGTCAAAGTAAATTCCATCATAACAAATGGAAACACCTGAATCAGGTATACATATCCAAGCTGCTTGAGAGTGACTTCCTATAGGAGGAAATCAAAGATAGACAGTGGACTGGAATTAAATATTATGGAAGAAGCTTCAGACACACTTTCATTGCACTGGTGAATAAAAGATACAGAACTCTAGGACATAGAAGAAAAGCTTATCAACCAACCACTGCCACTACATAAGTCATAATCAAGATACTAGACATCCTTCAGGAAGCTTGCATAGTGTAATCCAGAGGATATTAGGTAAATGAGAATAATCAAATCATGAATTACCATGATATCTGTAGAAGATACTTCGGATCAGAATATGTTCCAACCATTGATGAATACATGAATGGAGGGAAAATCTAGTATAATTTCTTGTCACACCACAACATGATTAATTTCTTGAGATCATGTGGCATATTCTTCATCATGAATAGACTACCTAGGACAGGGTCATATGTGAAAACCAAGGCTTAGAGAAGAAGTCAGCAAAATCACTCTGAGAAGAAGAAGGGTTTCTACAGAACAGATAAAGGAAAGCAGGTTAAGCAAGAAGCTAAAGAAAAGAAAGCCATGTCTGAGCTGGAAAAAGCTTGAACCCTTGTTCCACCTCAGAGAGCACCACAATTCCCGGATCTCTTTGAAGAGGTTAAGGAGGAAATGGA